CGCGGGGTCTGGGGATCCACCGGAAAATCCAGTGATTATCGCGCATCTGGGGGGGGGAAAGCCCCCAGCAGCACGGGCCCCTAGGGGCCTGTTCTTCGCAGCGTATCCCTAGGGAAGCGAGAAATCCCCGTTTCACTATGCCAGTCACCCCACCGGCACCGGCGCCCGCTCAATCCCTGGATACTGTCGCCGCTCGCTGGGGGAGGGCTTGCGCACGGCCTCCTCCAGCACCTGGGAGGCACGGGCGAAGGGCCACCCCTTGTCGGCCCCTCCCTTGGCGGCGGCGAACTCCTCCGCCACGGCCTTGCGCGAGCGCTCCCAGTAATCCTCCCGCAGCAGGATGGCCCTGAGGGCGGGGTCTTTCTCTTCTACCGCCTCTGAAGATACCGGAGATAGGCTACATCTACATCTTGGATGAAGCGTGCCCACCATCTCGTCGAGCCGGTAGATCCGGCCATGGCGCGAGGCGCACACCGCGCACGTCCGCTCATCCTTGGTGGCGATCCACCGGGCATAGCCGAACCCATTGCGGGCTGCCGTTGCCTTCTGGGCGCCCACGTAGGCGTTGGCCAGCTCCGATCGGGCGATCAGCTCTGCCCGCTGCTCCAGCCCCATGCGGTTGCTGAGCCCCTGCGGATCCTTGGCCCCCTGCAGTGCCGTCCTAATCTCGAGCTCCAGCACGCGGGGCCCCTTCCCCCGGCCGATGCCATCGGTGACGATGCGGGCGATGTTGTCCCTGAAGCTCTCCACCTCGCCCCTGATGTAGGCGCTGGCGGTGCTGGCGGCGGCCTCCACGGCGGCCCTGCTGGCGCCCACGAACACCCCCTGCGCAGTCGCGTCAGGGTCGGCGGTCTGCGCGAGCTGCTGGCCCAGGTCACCGCCGAGGGCCACCGCCTCGGCGAAGTCCTCGCGGTAGCGGTTCTGCAGCCACTGCAGCTCTCGATCGGAGGCGAAGGCCTGGGCGAGCTTCAGGAGCTTGCTGAACTTGGCGGAGCCATCGGCGATCGAGTAAGACCCCGGCCGGCGGGTCACCCCATCGGCGCTGAGCTGGTCCGGGAGGTTGGGGTCCACGAACTGGCCGTAGTAGCGCCGCAGGTCCCGCAGGGTGCGGGCCAGGGAGCGGCGCAGGGCAGCCTTGGTGTTGGTGGTGGCCCGGTTGCCGATCGCGTCCAGGGCGGCGGCGTAGTCGTCGGCCAGCTGGAGTTGTTGGTCGCCGATGGTGGCCATGGTCAGGGCCTGCGATCGCGGCCGGTGGATCTCGCCGCCCGCTTGGCCAGCAACCTCTGAGCCGCCTTTGCGCTTTCAAGCTCCGGGTAGCCTTGCGCGGCCCTGGTCAGCCTCGCAATGCGATTCTCGGCCCTGGGTGGCTTGACCCTGCCAGCCCTAGCCAAGGCGTCATACAAAGCGCCGGCCTTTTGATCCTTTGCTCTAATCGCTGACATCTGCCTTTCCGCAGTGGCGATCATGCGCCCCTCCTGCTTTTTGCTCATTCGGGTGCGCCCGCCGGGGGAAGCCGAGGCGATGGCCTCACCCATTGAAGTGGTCCTGGAACCCTGTCGCCCGACAAACTGCTCTCGGCCAATGGTTGCCGCTTTGCCCGTGGGCTTGCCTTTCATCGCCCCAGCGCGACCAACGCGAGCCCCGCGGATCTTTCTGGCAGCGGTGCTAGGCGCGAGCTGCAAGGCCTTGGGGTTGTACTTCATGCGCCCCCTATTGCCCGTGGCCATCCCGACCTTTAGGCGCCTTGCCGATTGACTCATGGAGCGAGTAATCGCGTCAATCTGGCCAGGCGTTAATTTGTTCTTGCGCTTGCCTACATTGGCGATTAGCTGCATCCTTCCTTCGGAAAGATTAGTCAACTGTGCTGCTGTGTTTCCTGCAACGAAAAACTTTCGCTTGCGTGCTGAGCGCTCAACTTGTATTGCCCTCTGCGTCGCTTTCGGCAGGGCTCGGAGTCGCCTCGCGTAATCTTTCCGGTTCGCCGCTGACGCTGGATCAACCCGATCCTTCCTGGCCTCTGGTGATTGCATCCAGCCGACCGGCTTCTTTGCGGCGGCCACCTTCCCCCGCACCTTCCCTCCCCTGCTCACCACCCCCTTGGGCGCCCCCTTGAGGCGACTGGTCTGCGTGGCCCTGAGATTCCCCGCCCCGGTGCGCAGTCGCCCCCCACGCGCCGTGGCGCCGTTCTTACCCACGCCGGCGATGCGCCCGGAGTTGTCCCGCGTCAGGCGGTTGGTGCCGCGACTGGCCTTCTTGGCTGGTGGCCGCTTGGGGGCGCCGCCGCCTGGTGTGGAGGCGAACCGTCCGCGACCATCCCGCACGTAGGACGTTCGGCGGGTCCCTCGGGGCATGGCTACTGCAGTCTCTGCCGCAGTTTTCCCGTCAACTCAGCGGCAGCCCCTGCGCGTCCACGTCATCCCCGGCCAGGTCACTGGGGCCCGGTGCCGGCGGGTTCATCAACGCCTGCTCCCGTTCATCCTCGGCAGCCAGATCGGCGGCCTCCTTCTGGCCATCGGCACCAGGGCGGAGCATGCCCCGCTTCTGCGCCAGGTGCGTGACCGTCTCGCGCATGAGCAGGCCCTTGTCATAGAGCGTGCCGGCGAGGGTGAGCAACGCATCGTCCACCGGCTTATCGGTGACCCCTGGCAACAGGTCAAGGCCGGCACCGGGCTGGGGCAGCTCGCCGGTGAAGGCCCCCCAAAGCTGGAAGAGGCTCTCCCATGCGCTGCTCTTGCTCTCGGCCATTGCGGTGATGGTGGCCTGCAGCTGGGCCCCTTCCAGCTCGGCCTGCGTGGCGGTGCGCTCACCGCTGCCGCTGAACAGGAACGACAAGGTAGAGCGATCAATCAGCTTCTCGATCCCCTCCAGGTGCGCCAGGTGTTTATCGAGGCTGCTGCCGGAGGGTTCCGCAAACTCCAGGCCCTCCCCGGAGCCGGCGTTCGGGAACTCAACAACGCTGTTCGGCCCCAGCATCAGCGGCAGGGGCTCGCCATTTGGCCCAGCCATCCGGCGCCCTTTCACCACGGCCACCGGCAGAGCACATCGGTGCAGCAGCTCCTTCAGGTCGGAGTATTCGCGGAACCAGTCCAGGGTGAGGTTCGCCAGGCTCAGCAGCGGCAGGCCGCCCTCCCCGAAGCCGTCGCGACTGACGCCATACCAGACCACCGGCGGGCTCTCCAGCACCTCGCCCCTGGGCCCGGTGAAGGTGCCCTCCTGCGGGCGCCGGTCGGCATCGACGGCCACCCGGATGTTGTATTGAGCCGTGACCCCCTTGCCGCCGTTGCCGGTGATCTCCAGGAGGCGCCAGCTGCCGCCCTTCATCACCCGGTATCGGGGCTCCAACTTGACGCCAAACTCCTGGTCTTCAGCCTCGTGCCACTCCAGGATCGTGACGGCGATCGGCACCCGCCGTCCGCCCCGCTTGACGGTCCGCCAATTCAAAACGTTCCGGCGCTCGGCGGCTGAGAACGTGGGCCGGCGGCCTTGGGCCCGCTCCTGCGCCCTGTTCTCGGGTGTCCCCTGCGGCGCGTCGGCCATCAGCAGGCAGCCGCCATCCCGGAGCACCAGGGCATCGGTGCCGAGGCCCCAAGCCTTCAGGCTGTTGCCCTCGCCGTCAATATCCTGGGCTGCATCGAGGAGGCCCTGCTGCACCCCTCGCAGCTGGTAACGGCTCAGCACCCCCGCGAAGGCGCTCACGCCATCCTTGAAAAAGCTCGGATAGCTGCTGCGCCCCACCCGCGCCTCATAGGCCTGCCGGGGTTCACCGGCCTCCCTTGGCAGGTGGCGCTTCTTTGCATCACCTCGCAGCAGATCCCAGCAGTCAGCGACCAGATCGAGGTCGCGCATCACCTCCCGCAGCTTCGGGTGCTGGAACGACGGCAGATCGCCCTTATTGCTCGGGTGGCTGATCTGCTGCTGCTGCACCGGTGCCTAGTCCTTCTGGCCCAGTTTTCCCGCTTGCGTGGGGGTCGTGACAGGCACCAAACAAATCCAACTGCTCCGCCACCTGCAGGATCTCAACCGGATCCGTGATGCGCCTCCCCGCCTTGCCCTCGGGGCCTCCAACCCCGTCAGGCACGACCAGGGCCAGGGCCTGCTGCTCTGGCGCCGGCTTCAGTCGCTCGCCCCAAATGATGCCCTCGGCGTGCCGCAGGAACTGCCCATGGGGCATCCGCGCCACCTGGCGCCGGGGCTGGGCATCCCAGGCCGTTTCCAGCATCTGCCGATCCGCCCACCGCAGAGCGGCATGGGCCTCGTCTGCGATCCGCAGGACCTCGTTCAGCTCGTCGTAGCTCTCGATCTCATCCCACGGGTCGGGCTCACGGTTGGCATGAAGAGCCTCAGGATCAAGGAGCCGCGTGGCCCCCTGTGCCCCCAAAACCGCCGTCACCTCCTCAGGCGCGAGCCCGGTGGCCTCCACCACGGCCGAGAGGGTGGCCCCGTCGGCGGCGAGGCGCCGCACCGTGGGCGCCACGTCCCTCCACTTATCGGGGAACTTCACCCCGGAGCTGTGGCCCTTGTCCCGCAACCACTGCGCCATGGCCCCGCGGATGTAGGGCACCACGCACGTGCTCAGGGCATAGGGGCGGTCGGTGGCCGGGTTGAGGCGTTCGGGGTTGTACCGGCGGCAGCCGTTCAGCAGGCCTCTGGCGGCCACCAGGAAGAGGTCGTCAAACGGCATCCGGGTGGACCGGGCCATCCGGTTGGCCATGCTGGTGGCCAGAAGGAGGTTGTCGGCCGCCAGCTGCTCGGACCACGCCGTAGGCGGCGGGAACCCCTTGAGCCGGTCCAGATCAGGGCACGGGTCAGGCCGGACCTTCTCGCTGCGGGCGGCTCTGAGGCGCCGGGTGGTGGTGGCCATGCTCAACGCACCGGATTTGGGCCTGTTTGTTGTCCCATTATTGCATCAGTGAATGCTTAGGCGCCATAGCCATAGCTCACTGTAGAGAAACTGATGGGACCAGAGCTGGAGAGATAGATCAAGAGCTGACTTGTGCTGTCCACAATGTCATCGAACGTTGCTGCGGGGAATTGCAATAACTGATCTTTGACCACATTGCTCCAGGGGGCGGAGCGAGGCAGGAACACCCGGCCGTTGTTGAACTCCACGCTGGCAGCATTGGCGCGGGATTCCTTGCCGCCCATGTCACCGACCCCGGCGGCAACCACCTGATAGCCGTGGGCGCCCTGCGTGAGGGTCTTGATCACTGCGGCGCCGTTGGCCTTCTTCTCGATCACCAGCTCCCCGAAGCGGTGCCGGGTGTACATCGAGCGGATCATGCTCACCGTAGCGGGAAAGTCCAAGCGCTCATTCACCAGATCCAGCAACCAGGCGCCTTGAGGGGTCTGCCCCCAAAGGGTCATCGCCACCATGTCGCTACCGGCGGTGTCGTCAAAGGTGCAGTCAACCGACAGGATCCGGCGGATGAAGTGCGTCGGCAGCTCGGGGTCGTCGGGCTTGCCGGGCCAGGCCGGGCAGCCGTAGAACCGCATTCGATCCAGGAAGAAAACGGTCCCCTTCCCGGCGCTCGGCCGCTGCTGAAAAATCGATTCCCAGTCCCGCTCTGGCGTGTTGGCCCTCTTCCGCTTGATCCATCGCTCATCAAAACGATCGGGGTCCAGGGCCTCGCCGGGCTGGCGGCTGTCGGCCTCGCGGGTGACGGTGGCCGGTAGGGGCTTGATGTCGTTGGCGGGCACCGCAGAGATCGGCAGGGAGACGACGTGCCAGCGCTCGCAGTCGTCCTCCATGTCCTCCTTCTCCAGTTCCAGGTTCTTGCTCAACAGGTAGCCGATCAGATCGGCCTCATGCCAGCGGGTGTGAACCACCACCACGCCGTT